CAACCTCCAAGGTCAAATTCAGGCATTGCATATTTGGCGTTGCAAGAGGAACTTGATCCTACCGGAGTGCAACTTTCATATCTGATAGCGGAACCCGTCCAGTACCAACTCACCCCGAATCAGCTTTCGTCCTTGCTTGGTCAGAACAACCTGTGGAGCAACTGCGGTAGCATCGAATCCGTAGTCTACTCTGCCGACACTAAGACCTATGTGGACGATGCTATCCCGGCTGTGCCTGTACAGGATGTGCAAGTTGACGGAGCTTCAGTGCTGAACAATGGAATTGCAGAAATACCAGTTATTGATGCAGTTAATAAATACGGGTTGACAAGAGTGCATCCTGACTATGGCGTGTCGTACTTGAACAAGACACTTATTATCAGCAGAGCAACTGATTCCATGCTGAAAGCCGGGGTAAATGGAAACAAGCCCATTGTACCGATCAATCAGCACACATCCGCTTTTTACGGGCTTGCCAAGGCGGCGGGGGATAGCACACAGTCAGCGTCCAGTAACGCAGTTGGAACCTACACCGATGCGGCAAAATCTGCCATTCACGAAATGCTCAACGGCTCCGTCAGCATCACCGGAACCACACCGACCATCACAGCCTTGCCCGGCATCCGCTATGTCTGCGGAGAGGTATCCACCCTGACAGTCAACCTCCCGGCATCGGGGATTATTGATGTAGTGTTTGAAAGCGGCTCGACTGCTACCGTGCTGACGGTTAATCCGGCATCGGGGCAGACGCTGAAGTGGGCGAACGGATTTGACCCGACTGCGTTGGATGCCAATACCACCTATGAAATCAATATATGCGATGGATTGGGGGTGGCGGTAGGATGGACTTGATGGTTAGGCGGCGGGAACTGATGGGGATGCAGAGTGTTCTCCCGCATGAATACAAACGTGTGGAATGGTTGGGGTGTGACGGTTCGATATGGATTAACACGAACATTTTTACTTCAACATCCGTGGAAACCGAATATAATGTCAAAGTCGGTTATTGGACGGTAATTTCAGGATTAAGGCAACTGACTGGTGCAGACTATGGTGCATACTTTGGCATTAACGGAAGCGGTGTATATGAGATAGGAACTGCATTGAGCATACAGGCGTCTACTACGGGGTTTGACGTTGTTCATTTTAGACAGGACATGGAAAACCAAAAACAAATTTTGACCGTAAATGGAGTAGAATTTACCCGTGCATATAGCGCATGGCGGTCACAAAGGATATCAATTTTTAATATACAAACGGTATCCGCTAATTATGTTTGTCGATGCAGAATTAAAAATCTTGAGGTAAAACAAGGTGGATTGATTGTTGGCAACTTCATTCCATGCATTCGCAAATCCGACAACAAGACCGGTATGTACGATACCGTTTCAAGGGCATTCTATACCAACGCAGGAACAGGCGAATTTATAGTTCCGAACTAAGAAAGGAGAAACAACCATGAGAAACATTTACACAGTCGAAGCCAAATAGATCGTAATCAGCGAAACCAACCCACAAGGCGTACTTTCCAATGTCAGCGGCTATCCAAAGCCCTTTGACAGCCGTGCCTACAAAGCCACGGAAGAGAATCCGAACGGGGACGAATCCATTGCATTGCTCGCCGCCCGTGCTGATTATTCTGCCGAGATCGTCACGCTTTCCACGGCAGACAGCCCTTCCCGTGTAGGTTGGACAGTTTCCATTATCCGGGCATCGGATGGCAAGCAGATTGATCTTTATGCAAGCGGTGGTTTCCCGGACATGACTCCCGCCCCGGCTCCCGAACCCGAACCCGAACCGGAACCCGAACCCGAACCGGAGCAGGAACCGGAAGGGAACTGATTTAAAGTAGGCTTTTAATCCATTGATGGACAGCGGTGTACACCGGAAGTATAATTGAGAGGGGGTGGTGCTAATGATTGTTGATGATTGCTTAATTGATCCTAACATTCAGTTGCACCGCCCCTCTAAGGAGGGGCAACAGATGAAGAAGACGATGACAAAAGATGAGGTTCTTGCTCTGCTACAGGATGCCATTGACCGGGATCGTAATTCCATATTGGCAAGAGTCCATGTCGGCGTTCTTGCCCACGCCAAAGAATATTTGAAGGAACAACCTGATGTTGTCCGGTGTAAAGACTGCATTTACCACGAAAATCAGGGTACTTCTTTCGGTTGGGTTCCGTGTATGGAAATCATGACCGGGGACAACTGGTTCTGCGGGAGTGGAAAGAGGAAAGAAAAATGACCATCTCCTTTGACGAACAGGGCAACACCAAATGGAACTTCTACCGGAAAACCTATAAGAAATCCCGGTGGAGGAAGACAGCGTTTCGTCTGTATAAACGTGTGCTTGCACATGGATACAGAAGCGGGTTGATCATTGTCACCTAAACCCGCATTTCACGGAGTGTTTGAAATGAGCGAAGCGGACATTACTTATCTCGTATGCTTGGTTTGCACACTTGTCGGAATGTTTGTGGGTTTTCGGATTGGCAGAACGTGGAAAGATTAAAAGACGGGGCTTAAAAGCCCCGCTTCTTGAGCCATTCATCCAAAGCCTTTTGGATGACCCAAGACCTGTTTCGATCTTCAGCCTGTTGGTACTTTTCCAACCGTTCAACAATGGAATTTGGAAGGGATACATGGTAGTCTTTGAACCCTGACATATCTTCGATTCCACGTAAATTCCTGCCGCCATTGATGCCCACGAACAACCACCTCCTAATATCAGTATAGAGTGGTTGTCAATGTGGGGTGGTGTAAGGCAATGTTCAACTTTGAGAGTAGGCTTTAAGTCAGAAGCGGCAACCACGCCGCCGTAGCTCAAGGCAGAGCAGTCGTCTTGTAATCGACAGGTTCCCGGTTCAAATCCGGGCGGCGGCTCATACGGTTGCAAAACATCAGATGACCGGAGGCAGAGCATGGAAGCAAAGAGCAAGTACTGCGGCATGGTCAACGGGTGCTTCATCTGTGACTTCCTGTTCTGCCCCGGATTAGGAGGTGACGCCGGTGGGAATGGAAAAAGCTATAGCACACGGGAAAGAGCACCGGAAACCGTACACCGGGAGCAAGGCTATTGCGTATTCCTGCCGGAATCACGGGTGGTGCGCATGGTGCAGGGAAAACAGGTTGCACAAGTTCCGGGACAAACACCCGGCGGATGAAAGCGGGCGGAATGCATGGAAATAGTAGTGGTGGTTTTACTTATAGCGGCGGTGGGGCTTGTTGGTGCCATTGCCGCTATTTTACAAGACGATGACCTGTAAAGGGGCATGTGAAAATGCGATGGTTGGACAATCTGAAAACGAGGTGGAAAAACGGCATGCAAAAACTTGGGGCGGAAACCGGCATTGCACGGGAGTATAGGAGCGTCTTTGACCTGAACGGCGTGCCCGCTTTCCAACAGTTCTACGATTTCGGCGTGTTTATTTGGAAATGGCTGTGGCGGGGCTTTTACAAAGCATGGCACATTGTGCCCGCCGGAACCATCGCAAACCCCAAAGCAACCCGGCAGATGTACAGGATGAACGTTGCAAAGGCAATCTGCGCCGAGATGGCTTCCCTTGTTTGGGGAGAGGAATGCACGGTCAACGTCAGTATCAACGGCAGGGAGTCGGATGAAAACAACCCTGACCCGCTGAATGAATACGTAAACAAGGTGCTTTGCGAAAATGCATTCCGGGAAAAGATGCAGGAAGCCATAGAAGAAGGGCTTGCATTGGGCGGGCAAGCGCTGAAAACGTGGGCGGAAACCCGGCATGATGCTGACGGCAACGAAATCCCCGACTCCCGGAAAATCATGATCGGTTACGCAATGGCAGACCAGTTTGTACCGATTTCGTGGGATAATGCCCGGGTAACAGAAGGGGTGTTTGTCAGCAGGATTGCAAAAAGCGGGTATTATTACACCCGGCTTGAATGGCACCGGTGGAACGGCGAAACTTATGTGATAACAAACGAACTGTACCGGTCAGAAATGCAGAAAGGTACCACGCCCGGCGAATCACAGGACATATTGGGCGTGCGGTACCCACTGGCGGAGATTTACCCGTACCTTGATGAAGAAACGGTTGTGCCGGTGGAGGAAAGCCTGTTCACTTACTGGCGCACGCCGATTGCGAACAACCTTGATGACAACAGCCCATTGGGCATGAGCATATACGGGAATGCCCTTGAAACCCTGCACGCCCTTGACATCTGCTATGATTCATTCGTGCGGGAATTCCGGCTTGGCAAAAAGCGCATCATTGTGCCTGCCCGGGCGGTGCGGTCAGTGGTTGACCCGCAGACGGGCGCATTGGTGCGGTATTTTGATGCGTCTGATGAAACGTATGAAGCGCTTGCGAGTGATGCGCCGGATGATCTGAAGATACAGGACAACAGCGTAGAATTGCGGGTGGAAGAACACGTTTCCGCCATCAATGCGTTCCTGTCCATCCTCTGCCTGCAAACCGGGTTCAGTGCGGGCACGTTTACGTTTGACCAACACACCGGGCTGAAAACCGCCACGGAGGTTGTCAGCGAAAACAGCAAAACATACAAAACCATCAAAACCATACAGAATCAGTTGCGCCCGGCTATCGAACACCTTGTGCGGAACATCATTGATGTTGCTATCCTGTACGGCATGACGGATGAAGACGGGCGCACGGTTGAAAGCCTTGCGGCACCCGGGTACACGGTTGCAGTCACGTTTGATGACGGGATCACGCAGGACAGGCAGACCAACATCAATGAAGGGGTCATGCTTGTTGGGGCGGGCTTGCTTTCCAAATACACCTTCCTGACTGATGCCAAATACGGGCAGGGATTGACGCCTGAACAGGCAGAAGAAGAACTTGCCCGGATCAAAGAGGAAGGTGGCGGCGGGGTGGTAGACCCGCTTGCGGTGTTCAACACGGCGGAATAGGAGGTTGACTGATGCGCCCGGCACTGATTGATTCCATGTCATGGGAAATGGCAGAGGTGTACGGGGCTATCACTGACCAAATCTTGATTAACATCGCACGCCGTTTCCCCTACTATGACGCACAAAGTTTCCCACGGTCAACCTTGACATATCAGGCGGGCATGCTTGCGCAGATGGGACAGGTAAACGCCGAAACGATGAACATCATACGGCGGAACCTGAAAGGCTGTGACAAATACCTTGCCGCATCACTGGAACAAGTGATCATTGACAGCGTAGCGCACGAAACGCCCGACCTGTGGAAAGCCGTCAAAAAAGGCATATTTATGCCGCCAACCACGCCGGTGCTTTCCCCTAATCAATACCGGGCGTATTCCCTGTATTACAGGCAGGCGGCGGATAAATTGAACCTTGTAAACACGGTTATGCTTGAAAGCACACAACAGGCGTATAGGGCAACCGTGGCGGACATCGTAAACCGGGTGCAACGCACGCAGACGGCGCTTGACATTGGTGCGGGCGAGGTGGTCACCGGCGTATCAGCGTGGAACTCTGCCACGGCGCACGCCATTAACCGCATGAAGCAGGGCGGCATTATAGGCTTTATTGATCACGCCGGGCACAGGTGGAGCGCTGAAGCCTATGTTGCCATGGACATCCGCACAACCATGTTCAACACCGGCAGGGCGGCAGTATGGGAAACCAATCAGGATTTCGGAAACGATCTGTATCAGGTTTCGTACCATAACGGCGCAAGACCGCTGTGCTACCCGTGGCAAAACAAGGTCATTTCGTCAACGGACACCGCCCGCACGGTCACTGATTTGGACGGCAACGAAATAGAAGTGATAGCGCAAAGCGCCACAAGCTACGGGGAAGCCGCCGGATTGTTCGGCATCAACTGCCGCCACTACCCTACCCCGTTTATACCGGGCGTTTCTGTTATCCGTGGACAGCCACAGGACAAAGAAGAAAATGACCGGGTGTATGAGGAAAGCCAACAACAGCGGGGGTTGGAAAGGAAAATCCGGGAAGAGCGCCGGGATTTGCTGATGCTACGGGAGCAGGGCGCACCGGATGACCTAATCAAAGCGCAGAAAGCAAAAATCCGGCAGACGGATGATGACATTGACGAATTCTGTGCACGCACCGGGCGCACCCGCAGACAAAACCGGGAAGCCGTTTACACCCGCCGGGAGTTCCCGTCATCAAAAACGTATGATGTGGCGCTGTTTGAGCAAACACAGCGTGACATGATGGAACAGTACTACAAGAGCGGCGGTGTACAGCAAACGTTTACGTTTGGGCAGATGGTGCCAAAGGTGCCCATTATCCCGCCCACTCCGCCTGCGCCACCCGCTCCGCCTGCGCCGGTTGCCCCTGCGCCCGTTGTCCCGCAAAATGTCGCCCCGCAGGCGACACCGGCAACGCCGAATGCGCTACAATCAAGGAGCGAGAGCGGAGAGAAACTTATAAAGCGGCTTGAAGCACAGAAAATCAAACGCCGCCCAGTTCAACGCTATACGGTACAACCTACGGAAGAAGAGATCATCAAGAAAATTGCAGGTGCAGACAAGACAAAGGGTTCTTGCTCTTCATGTGCCTTTGCATATGCGGGCAACAAAAACGGGCTTGACGTCAGGGACTTCCGGGGCGGAATGTCACAGTACGCATTTTCTTCCGTCCCGAACATCCGTGCGGTTCTCAAATTTGACGGCGTAGTTGGCACGGAAGTGACTGGCGGAAATGATTTCACCATAGCGCACAAGCTGTTGAAGAACGTGCAGGACGGCAAGGAATATTATTTTTCCGCAGGCAAACACGCCGCCGTTGTCCGCAAATCGGCGACCGGCGTTGAATACCTTGAATTGCAATCCGGGTGGCGGGAGCATACGTGGTACGAACTGACAGACGCAGAGCTAAAGCGGCGGTTTGGCTGTCAGCGTTCGCACACGGTTTACGGGATGAAATACGAATGCACCGATGTAATTATTGACATTGATTCACTGCGTGGGAACCGGGATTTTGAAGAAATGCTTGAGTTTATCAACACTGCGCCCGGTGAACAGATGAAGGGGGTTGGCGGCGGTGAAAAATAACTTTTACAAGGAAAACCCAACGGATGTTATTTGGTGGGTTGACAACCCGGATGTAAAAGGCGTATGGCTGTTTTCATTTGACCGCAAAACCGTGTTCAACATGTTTGAAGATTACCCGTGGAAGCTGACCCCGGAACAAAGGGAAATCTTTGACCGGGAAAACCCGTATTGGGCGGACTTTTTCAAAGACAGGAGGTGACAACAATGGCATGCAATCACGAAAGAATCAAAAGTGTGAACTGCCGTATTTTCTGTGTTCTTTGCGGTGCAGAACTGCCCGCAGAGTACCTGACCGGGAAAACGTACAACGGAGAGCATGAACAGCCCGAAAAGGCGCAGGAAACGGCAAAGAAACCCGCACGAAAGCGCAAGACGTAAAGCACACTGGTTGCAACGCATTTATAGCACATTGGTGTAACGGTAGCACACACGGCTTTGAACCGGGTAGCATAGGTTCGACCCCTATATGTGCCGCTTTGCGTTGCAACAAACGACAGCAAACCACAACAAACAGGAACAAAACTGGCGGCATCCGTGCGGGACTGAGGACGCACGGCACAGGCGCATTGCATGAGGTAGGCAAACAATGCGCAACAGATGAAACAGGCGGCGGGAAGCCGCTTTTTTCATACAAATTTGCCCGCCGGGGCGTTAAACACGGAGAACGGTCTATCTTCCAAAGACCGCAAAAAGGGGGAGAAAAATGGCGGGTATTTTTACACGCAAAGAGATTTCCAAAATCCTTGCAAACGATGAGCTGACCCCGGAGGAACGGACAGACCAAATTTTCAGCTTGTACGGGCGGGCACTTGATGACGGTTACGTGACAAAGGGAGCGGCACAGGCGGCACAGGATGCGGCAATCAAGACGGCGCAAGAAGCATGGGCAAAAGATCAAAAACCGGTGGATGTCAAAGAAACGCCCGAATACAAGGAACTTCAAGGGCAGTTTGACGGGTACAAGACAAAGCAGACCGCAAGGACAAGTGCGGAATATGCGGACGTCAAGCCCAAATTCTTTGACAGGGTTTATGACCTTATTGACCGTGCGGACGGGGCGAAACCCGTAACGGAACAACTTGCCGATTTGCGGAAGGATTATGAGGAATACTTCACCGCAAAGGCAGACCCCGCACCCAACAAGCCGCAGTTTGGTGCAAGGACGGAGGGCAATATGCCCAAAGGAGAAGAAGGGGCGGTTGCGGCGTTTCAGAATGCGTGGGGATTTCCCACAAAAAAATGATTTGAAAGGATGAACAAACATGGCAAATCTGAACTATGCGGTGCAGTATGGTAGAGCAATTCAAACCGCATACCCTTACCTGTCTTATTATTCCGACCTGTGGAATCAAGGCGAATCCTACCGATTCCGCCCGTTGAACGGCAAGACCGTTATGATTCCGATTGTCAGCACGTCCGGCGCACGGGCGGCGAACCGTAACAGCATTGATGGTTCTTTCAGCCGCAATTTTGACATTGATTGGCAAGCCATGACGCTGACGATGGATCGTGAGTGGGACACCCTTGTTGACCCGCTTGATGTCATCGAAACCAATGAAGTTGCGACCATTGCGAATGTCACCCGTGTTTTCAACGAACAGCAAAAAGTCCCGGAACAGGATGCCTACATGAGCATGAAACTTGCCGGGTTTGCGGGTGCGCATGGCGGCACGTCTACCGAAAGCCTTACATCTTCCACCATCCTTGCTGAGTGGGACAAGGCGCTTGAGTACATGACCAATCAGCGGGTCAACCGTGACCGGGTGCGTTGCAAGATTACCCCCGCCGCTTACAAACTGCTGAAACAGGCAACCGGAATGACACGGTTTATTGAAGTGACCAACGGCATCCGTGACGTTGACCGCAATATTGCCCGGCTTGACGGCGTGGAAATCATGGAAGTTCCTGCTGACATGATGAAAACCGCCTACATTTTTACCAATGGTTGGGCAATCGACAACAGCAACGCACAGCAGATCAACTTTGTTCTGTATGACCCGGACGCCATTGCCGCCCCTATCGTCTATGACGTTGCTATGATGTCCCCCGGTTCTGCTCAGACGAAGGGCAAAGACATTTACTATGAGCGGTATTACTATGATGTGTTCCAGTTGGCGCAGAGGGGTGCGGGCGTGTATGCGCATCTTGGTGCCGCTCCGTCCCTTGGCTCTCTGACCATCACTTCCGTTGCGGGCACTGGTGCTTCGGGTGATACCGTTGTAACCGCCGCCGGAAACGGCATCTTCGGAACGGGCGATGTGGCTGAAGGGCTTGCGCTGAAATACTCTGTCAATGATGCGGCTGTTACTCTGACCTACGGTGCCGCACCGGATACCACCAAAACGTGGGTTGCCATGAGTGCGAACCCGCTGACCATTGCGAGCATGACCGCCGGGAAGTACATCACCGTTGCCCTTGTCAACAAGCAGACCGGGTATGTTGTCAGCGGCGGCAATACCACCCTTGTGGTTAAATCCTAAGAGGTGACAGCATGGGCGTAGCAGACTATGGATTCTATTCCGTTGTCTACGGGGGAACGGACGCTGACGAAGCGTCCTTCCCCGCCCTTTGCGCCCGTGCGCTTGACGTGGTTGGTGCACTGACGCACTGGAAAGTAGACACGCAGAACATTGCGGCACTCCCCGCACTGCATCAAACGCTGTACCGCAAAGCAGTCTGTGCGCAGGTTGATTATTTCGCCGTCAACGGCACCGATTCCGTCAACGGTACCGGCTCCGCCGGGTTTACTGTCGGAAAGGTGACCGTGCAGGGTGGAAGAACAGCTACAGCGAGCGGCGGCAGGTTGGCGGAGAACGTTTCCCCGCTTGCCGTATCGTATTTGGAGCAGACCGGGCTGATGAACCCGCAGATACCAACGGCAGGGTGGTGGTGACATGCTGAAGCCTATTCCTCCGCAGATTTTGAAAACGACAGCGACCGTGCGAGTATGCACCGGCGTTGATCGGTATCAGAATCAGACCTATGCGGAATATACGGTGAAACGTGTACACCTGCAACCAACCAACGAAATCAGGAAAACACAGGCAGACACCGACTGCACACTGCGGTCAATCTTGTTTGTTGATGCCCGCATCAGCGCCCCGAAACTGGACTGGTGCGGGCTGTTTTCTACCTCCCACATCAACGCCGGTGATATGCGGGTGGTTGTGCGGGGCGTGGAATATACGGTGTTTTCCGTTGACGAACTGCGGGACGATACCGACCGGCTACACCATTGGGAAGTGGGGCTTGTCTGATGGCGGTACGAATCAATATAAGCGCCGACAAAATAACGGCAAAGATTGACAACGTATGGGAAACCGGGCGGGAAATGCTGTGTTCCCAAATCCTGAAAGACTGCAATAAGTACTGCAAGGAAGACACGGGAATGCTGATAATGTCTTCCCTTATCCACAGCAGGCTGAAGGACGGGTTGTTGATTTGGAACACGCCCTATGCCGCCCGGCAGTATTACGAAATCCGAACTGCGCACACGGACGTGAACAATGACGCAACGTGGCGGTGGTGCGATGTTGCAAAAAATAATCATCGCAAAGATTGGGAACGGATGGCGCAAGCTATTGTGAGGTTGTACAAATGAGCAAAATCAATGAAGCCGTTGAAGCGGTTATGGATTTGATTGACGCAATGGGGAACTTTGCGCAGATCACACGGGGCGCATTGGGCACTGGTAACGGCTTGTCGTGCGAAATAGCGCCGTCTGTCCCGTCTGAGGTGTATTACTCCAAAGAATCATACACCCCGCTTACACTGGCATTAAACGGCAAACACAGCAACTTGCAAACGCTGTCCGATACGCTGAACAACATTATTGACACACTGACCCGCCGAAAGACCTACCCTTCCGGGAACGGGTGGCAGATTGTTGACATAACAAGCGGCAACCTGCCCCGGGTGATCGGACGGGAGGAAAACAACGAATGGTTGATGGCGGGTGACCTGATTATTAAACTTTACAGAAAGGACGAAACCACATGAACGCAAACTGGGTAAACGAACTTTATGTTGGCACGGCATACACCCCCGGAACCGGGGGCGCCGCCGGTACTTGGACTTATGCAAAACTGTGCAAGGGCATTGAAAGCATGGAGTTCAACGAAAATGAACAGAATCAGCAGTATTTTTTCCTCTGCGGCGAAGGATTCGCCCACAATGAAACCACCGGTGCGGCTCCCGAACTGGTAGTTTCCGGGCGGCGTATTTCCGGCGACACGGCGCAGGATTATATTGCCGGGTTGCAGTATGCGCTCGGCACTGACCGCAATACTTCCGTGAAGATCATTGCGGAAGGAAAACAGATCATTTGTGACGCCACCGTGGGCGCTATCACCACTTTCGGCGGTTCCACGCTTGATGTGAATACTTTCGGTTGCACCCTGCGGCTGAACGGGAAACCCACGGTCACGAACGCAACCTGACAACACACGGGGCGGGCACTCCCCGCCCCGGTTTTCTTGCATAGGGGGTAAAACATGGGATTTTTCCATCGTGGCTATGAAGTGACGTTGAACCGGGTGCATGACCGGGTAGTTATCCGGGAAGGGGAAGAAAAATTGACCTTGACGGTCAACGGGGACGCAATGCGCATGGTTGCCGGGCTGAACAAGGCACAGGCAAAAATGCGGGAGATCACAGAAGATTCCCCGGACGAAGCGGTACGGGATGCCGGTGAATACTTTGCGGCGGTTATTTTCGGCAAGGAACAGGCAGAAAAGCTGATGGCGTTTTACGCTGATGACCCCGGCAGTGTGATTTCCGTATGCGGCAAGTATTTCCGGGAAAGACTGGCGGACAAAATCACGGCGGTGCAGAAGAAGATGAAGCCGGATGCTTAAATTACATGAGCGCCTGCCGGACAGCATCACGGTTGACGGGAAAACGTACCGGTGCGATTTCGATTTCCGCAACGTACTGCGGATGTTGGATATCATGCAACGGGAGGACATATACCCGGATGCCCGTGACTACCTATGCGCAAAATGCGTCTGTAATGCCCCGAAAAACGCTTCCGCTGTGTACATGGCACTGTGTTCGTTGTTGTTCCCACATGCGGCTGAAACGGGCGGAAAACGGCTGACAAGCTATGAACAGGATGCGGCGCTGAT